TATCATAAGCCTACGATTGAGATCGTTCCTGATTCTTTGATGGCTCCAGCCGTAATTAAAGATAAAATTTGCAACATCAGAATGGATTACCATTATTCTGAAGCTAATCTTGTTCGCTTGGCTTCGATAAGCTTTCTTAACATCATTACCGATAAAGAAATTCCTATTAAAGTTATCGACGCTATCAAATCTAAGGTTCACGGTATCACGGTTATCGCAAACGAATCTATTACTCTTGAATATCTCAAGGAAGTAAAATCTCTTGGAATTAAAATTGATTTAATCGCCAAGTTCGATGATAACTGGGGAGCTTTAGCTGAAAAGTTTTTTGATTTTGGTTTAGAAAAAGATGAAGTATTTGACAAAAATACAGTCAAAACACTTGACATGATAGATGAAACGTGTTTGTTTTCCTCTGAAAAGATAATCCTTTCAGAAGAAAAAGTTTTCGCCAGTAAGTTAGCTTGGAAAAATAATAAACCAAAGCTTGACAGATTGGCAAAAGTCGTAGATGATCCCGTCTTCTGGGAGGAATTAGAACACTTCCACATTATAAAAGATGAACGACTCAAACACAAAACCATTCGACAAGCCGACCAATCGTGACGAACGAGGGTTGTTAAAAAACGTAGATTATATTTTCAATCAAGATGGCTCCGTAAACTGGCGAGCTATGGTCAAACCAGCGCATCTCTATCCAAATAGAGGCTCGTTTGAACGTTTTGGTAAACCAGTTCCAGATTCTATCGAAGGGCTGGAAGATAATAAGCTTCTGATCAAACTTTCGGGAATTAAAGAAGTCGCTAAACTTCGTGGCTACAGCAGGATTTCATATACTTTTCCTAAACTTGAAAAAGATTATGTAGTTGCTGTGTGCTCCGTAGATTGGATTTCTAATTTTGAAAGCACCAATCAAATTGCTGGTGAAGATAGCTGGGAAGCTTGTTCTTCTATGGATGTTGCTAACGCCACTTCTGAAAACACTGATGGTTTTGGTCAAAAGTTCCTAGAAACTATTGCAGCCAATCGAGCTTTTGTTCGCGCTGTCCGCAATTATCTTGGTATTCATATCGTCGGCGAAGACGAAATCGACAAGAAAGGTTCTGGTAAAGTAATCGCCGCAAGCGACCATTCAAGCGATATTACTCCTCAAGGAGTTTTAAAGAATAAATTCAGAGACTCTGAACATAATTCTGGTGGAGATGAGTTTGAAAGCTTTAAAGATTTTCTACGCAGTCTTTGGAAATCTGAAACATACCGTAACGAAGAAGCCTCTAAATGGAAAACTTGGACTGATATTCCAGTTAAAGAAGCTCGCGCTTTAATTAAGTTTGTCTAATATGGTCAAGAGAATCGTTAAAGCTTCTGAGCTTAAAGCTATTCTTGATGAAATGTCTTTGACCGAGCGGATACAAAACATCTGCAAAACTCAAAAACATTGGGGAGCAGAGTGGAATTTAGACTACCTAAAAGATAGACTAGTTACCGCTTTGCTCACCCTCAAGGATGACGCTGTTTTCTTTGTTTATTTTAGAGACGGAAAACCCAACTCAATCTTTGCTGGCATAGTTAGCTCTGATTGGGTTAGCGGTAGGAAAGGTGTGCAAGAAATCATTTGGGTTACTTGCGGAAAGTCTTCTCTCGACGGCATTAAGGTAATTTCTGCCGTAGAAGAATTTATTCAAGAAAAAAGCCTTGACTTCTTAAACTGCTCCTACATTAGTCATGGCGGTGATCCTAGAGTCCAGATGTTTTATATGAACAACGGATTCAATGTGGATACACTCAATTTCGTTAAGAACTACAAATAGTTTCTTAAAGAAGTTTGTTCGATATTAACGTCTGTTTAACCTGTAAATTATCTTACCTATTTTGGTTTCAATATGAAAAAATTAATGAATGTAAAGAAAAGAAGCGGCGAAGTTGAAAAATTCGATGCTGACAAAATCAATAAAGTTTTAGCTTGGGCTTGCGAGGGTATTAGCAATACTTCTTTTGAGGAAGTTGGCATCAATGCAAACCTATCTTTCTTTGACGGAATATCTTCCAAAGATGTTCACAATACTTTGATCGAATCTGCCGCTAATCTTATTTCCGAGGAAAAGCCTCAGTATCAATACGTTGCTTCTCGTTTGCAAAACTATCAGCTTCGTAAAGAAGTTTGGGGCGGCAGAAACGCGCCAAAACTTATTGATTTCGTAAAGGAAAACATTAATTCGGGCATTTATGATGCTGAGATTCTTAAGTGGTACGATGAAAGAGAGTTCCATAAGATCGACGAGTATTTAAAACATGACCGTGATTTTTCGTTCACTTATGCTGGTATTAAACAGTTGTGCGAGAAATACTTAGTTCAAAACCGCACTACGAAGAAAATCTACGAAACACCGCAATTTGCTTATATGCTGATTGCTATGACTCTGTTTAAGAATTATAGCTCAAACAGACTCCAGTACGTTAAACGTGCCTACAATTACTTTAGCCAACACAAGATCAATCTTCCTACGCCAATTATGGCGGGCGTTCGCACAACTTTGAAGTCTTACGCTTCGTGCGCTTTGTTCACTGTTGACGATACATTAGATTCGATTTTTGGCAATAATACCGCTGTTGGCCTAGCTACTGCCAACCGATATGGCATTGGCATGAATATCAGCCGTATTCGCGCCGTAAACAGCCCAGTTAAAGGCGGCATGGTCAGTCATACTGGCCCAATTCCGTTCTTGAAGATGTTTGAGTCCACTGTTAAGTCATGCCATCAAAACGGCATCCGTGGCGGTTCTGCAACGGTTAACGTTGCTTGGTTCCATCACGACATTGAAGACATTATGGTTCTCAAGAACAATGCTGGTACTGATGATAACCGTGTTCGCAAACTTGATTACTGCATTGGCTTTGATCGCTTGTTCTATGATCGCGCCATGTCTAATAAGACTGTAACTCTTTTCTCTTATCATGAAGTTCCTGAACTTTGGAATAACTTTGGTATGGAAGGTTTCAAAGAACTTTACGAAGCCGCCGAAAAGAACAATAAAATTAAATTTAAAAAGGTAGTTAATGCCAGAGATCTTCTTTTCCTGTTCTCTAAAGAGCGCGTGGAAACTGGCCGCATTTATTTAATGAATGTTGACCATGCTAACTCTCATGGTTCTTGGACTGAACAAGTTGATACTGCTAACCTCTGCTTGGAAGTTAACCATCCTTTAACTGCAATCAAAGACGTTAATGATAAAGACGGCGAAATCGGCGTCTGCATCCTTTCTGCCGTTAATCTTCTGGAAATCTCGGAAGATGAAATGGAATCAGTATGCGATGTTATCGTTCGTATGCTTGAAGAATTGATCGACCATCAAAACTACTTTGTTCCTGCTGCCGAAAACTTTGCCAAGAAACGTCGCAGTCTTGGTGTTGGTGTAACCAATTTGGCCGCTTGGTTAGCTAAACGCGAAATGAAGTATTTTGATAAGCAAGCTCCTAATAAGGTAGCCGCGCTTATGGAATCTGTTAGTTATAATCTTATCAAAGCCTCTGTTGAAGTCGCTAAAGAAAAAGGTAAGTGCGAGAAGTTCCATCTGACCAAATTCTCTCAAGGCATCTTGCCGATTGATACTTACTGCAAGAACGTCGATGAGTTCGTGACGGAGAAACTTCATTTCGATTGGGAAGGTCTTCGTAAAGAAATCGCCCAACACGGTATGCGTCACAGTACTTTGACGGCGATTATGCCTGTTGAATCTAGCTCCGTAATTCAGTCTTCAACAAATGGTATTGAGCCTCCTCGTTCTCTTATTTCGTTCAAGCGTTCTAAGTCTGGAGTTATTTCGGTTGTCGTGCCAAATATTAAAGAGCATAAACAGCACTACACAATCGCTTCTGAAATGCCAAGCAATGACGGTTATCTTAAAGTCGCCGCCGCAATTCAAAAGTTCGTTGATATGAGTATGTCAACTAACCTGTATTATAATACAGCAGCTTATCCAAACAAAGTTCCGCCGCAAACAGAACTTGTTCGTGATATTCTCCTCGCTTACAAATACGGCATCAAAAATCTTTATTACACAAACACATTCGATGGTGACACACAAACTGTGCTTGGTTCAGCCACCGAAGTTAAAAAAGTAGAGCCAGAAACACAACCAGAAGAAGTAGATAACTGCTCCAGTGGAGCTTGCACCCTATAAAAAAATGAAAACAGTATTAAACACCGTAAACACAGATTCTCTTAAACAACCGATCTTCCTTGGCGAAGATTTAGCTATTCAGCGTTATGACCGCTTGAAGTATCCAAAGTTCTATGATCTATATGATCAACAGATGAACTTCTTCTGGCGTCCACAAGAAATCAATCTGACTAAAGATTCTGCTGACTATAAGAATTTGTCTCCAGAAGAACGCTTTGTCTTCGATAGCAACCTCCGTTTTCAAACGATGACGGACTCTATGCTTTCTCGCAGCATCAATTCTCTCGCTGATTATGTCAGCAATCCAGAACTTGAAATCTGCATGAATGTATGGTCTTTCTTTGAAACTGTTCACAGCAACAGCTATACTTATATTCTTCAAAACGTTCATCCAGACGCGACCAAGTTCTTTGACTCTATCTTAGAAGATAAGGAGATTGTTAAGCGCGCAGAAGCTATTTCTAGCCGCTACGACGCTCTCTTGAATACCAAGAGCGAAGACCCAAAGCAACAGATTTTTGACGCTCTGTTGGCTACTCAAATCACCGAAGGTCTTACTTTCTATGTTTCGTTTGCTTGCTCGTTTTATTTCGGTTATCGGGGCAAGATGGAAGGGAACGCTAAGATCATCAACTTGATCTCTAGAGATGAAAATCTCCACGTCGCTATTACTCAAAATATCTTTAAGATTCTCCGTGATAACCCGAAAGAAGGCTTTCAAGAAATCGTAAAGAAGAATGAAGATCGCGTTTACGAAGCATATCGTATGGCAGTAGATGCTGAAAAAGAATGGGCCGACTATCTTTTCTCTCGCGGGAACTTGATTGGACTCACATCTGATTCGCTCAAGAACTATGTTGAATGGCTCGCTGACAGCCGCTTAACTTCTATGGGTTACAAGAAAATCTACAACGTTAAAAGCAATCCTCTTTCTGGATGGCTGGATAGCTTCTACGACAGCAAGAAGATTCAAGTAGCTCCACAAGAAACAGAAATCTCGTCCTACGTTAAAGGCGTAGATAACAAGATGGACGAATCTGTGTTCCAGATGAATCTTTAATCTAAGTAAAGATTATCGCCTCTTGAGTCAACCCATTCATCTCCTATTCTCATAATCTCGGTTCTTTCACCGGGTTTGAGAATAGTTATTGTTTTGCCACCAGCGGAACCAGCAGCAGAGGATGTTTTTATATAAATATCCTCTTTTCCGTTGTTCATCATGTTGTATGATGAACCTTCTTCTATGTCTTCTGGCACTGTTACGGTAGATTTTGTTTGCGCTTTCATACTTAAAAGAGATTCTGTTTCTTTTTCTGTTAAAGCTACAACTTCCTCCACTCTTTTTACAGTTCCACCTGTTCCACTGTGAGCTGCTCCAGAGTATTTAAATTCTGCTCCAATAAGTACGGTGGTAGCTCCTAACGCAGTCCAATTAACATCAGTTCCAAAAGTAACGATTTTGAATTTTAAATTTTTATTACTGGCTTGAGCCATTTGAGTCGCTAAAATCTCATCGTTTTGACCAGCGCCGCCATTCAAACGGAAATCAACAGGTTTTGAAATTGGAGCTTTGTCAGACCTATCTTCTAAGTAACCGCTAACGACAGGAGACATTTGTCCTTTACCAAAATCATCGTAAGGTTGGAATCTAAAATAGTACCATTTCTTTCTTTCGATAGTTGAACTTGAAAGTCTGATGGTATTTGAATAAGCTCTAGTTTCATTAAGACCTTGTTCTTTGTGGAGGTTTTTGAAATCAGTTGTATCTGGCGTAAAACCAACAGTATCTCCACTATATATATCTACTTTATATACATCTTTATTTGATGTTGGAGAATAGCAGTTAAATACTAATTCGTTATATGAAACAGCTTCTGGAAATACTGTAATATGTAATCCAGAGAATCCTACTTTGTTATTTGGTACTTGAGTTAAGTCAGCGTCACCAAATGTTCCATCGTTTAATTTAAATAATTCGCGGCCTTCATTAAGTCCGTATTGGCTGTAATGTTCTTGACCCCAAACTTCCTTTGAAGTTGATTTATTAACGTTGTTGTCGTAATATTTAGCCAAATCTTCGTAGTAATTTACGTAGGCAGTATAATCTGGATCAGATCCTCTATAATTTACCGTGATACCATCGCCAACTGGTCTTGCGTTAACGTTTCTAACAGAACCTTCCGCTACTCCGTTAAATCCATCAGCAGATTTAAACGCTTCTACAATATTTTCGTATGCTATTTCTCCTGTTTCACTCCTCATCAATAACGAATCAGCTCCTCTAATTCCAGAGCCAGTGATCACGTTATCGTAACCACTATTCCATACAGCTAGTTTAACTCCATCTACGTTTCCGAAGAATCCCGATAATACGTAATAAGGAGAATCTTGAAAAGAATCAATGACTTGAATATTAGTATATTCTGGCAATACATTAAAAGATTTATATTTACCGTAACTATCTAAGTTATTTACTCCTTTAACTGTCACTCTTAAAGAAAGATTTCTTGTTGGGGCCACATTTTTATAGTCAACCGTTTCTCTGCTTGTTAATCTTTTATTAGCATCTTGGTCAATTCTATAAGATAACCCTTGATAATTTTCCACGGTTTCTAAAACGTTATCGCCTTTATCTAATACTTCAACTTTTACATTCGGCGGGAACGACATAAAAGGATTGTTTCGCATTTTTTCCACAGTAGAGATAACTCCTCCTGTTGGATCTATATACTTCCATCTAAAAGTAACATCAGAAGAGGTAAAGTTACCTTGTCCATATCCAACTAGTTCTTCTGGTTCAGCTGGATCATCTTCTCTTGGATACCAAATAACATTATAGCTTAAGCTCTTTACGTCAGCTGTATCCACTTTCATTCCAGTGACTAATACTCGATCTACTGCGTGACTTCCATTATTATTAACTACCAAAGTAGAATTAGGAAGAACGTGGAATGTTTTAGAAGCCGCAGAACGAGACAAGAATTTATATGGCGCTTTTCCTTGCGTGTAAACATCAATATCGTATTGACCATAAATATCGTTAATTGGAATACCAGTATTTAACGCTGTTTTCGGAACGAAATAAAATTCAGTCAAAGCTGAATCGTGAGTAGTAGAATAATCTGGTCTGCTAACATATATTTTATATCCAGTAAAATCAGCAACATCAGTTGTTGAAGCGGTCCAAGATAAAGAAATTCCTGTTCCTCCGTGAATACCATTGTAAAGCAGGTTAGTTGGCTCTTCTGGTTTTAGAATAATATCGTAAGGTGATTTTACATAGATAGTAGATGAAGTATCATCAATTTCTCTTTCTACATAGTCTTCTTTGTTTGGATGATATTCTAGTCCAACAATACCGTAAAGATTAGCTTCTTCTTCTTTTGTAGCGATTGTCTTATAGAATTTAGGCTCAACACCAGAGCCGCTTAATACATAAAGACCGCCTGGTTCTAATGAGTTTAAGTTTTGCGGACTTGTGCTCAAGTCTAAATTATAGAATCCAATTGGATAACCAGTTCCGTAAATTAATCCGCTGTAACCAATTCCATCAATTTCTGCTAGATTTCTAAGATCGGTTTGACCTAAAGCGCCCGGTCCTTCGTACATTTCAATTCCAATAGAATTAAATGCGTCAACAACATGAGCTGTTGTTAAAGCTGTCGAAACAAGAACTTTGTTTTTTCCAAAGAAGTCTTTAGGAAATCCTACTGTAGAGTAACCTAAATTACTTCCAAGCGACCATTTTGAAAAAGTGGGCGTGGCTGATAAATAATCATCAGTAAAACTAGCAGATGAAACATGATCTACTTTTGCGTAGTATGGTTTTGAATCTACCTGAACATAAACTCCTCTTTTGTAATTCGTCCCAGTCTTCCAAGCAGAAAAACTAGATTGTTGCTGATTACCAATATCTGCTTGAACTATTGTATAGTATGGTTGGAGCTTACTCATTGCTAGCAAGTCTCTGTATATAAACTTGATACTACCAATATCGCTTAATGTTTTGGATGCTCTTTCTAAAATTCTGCTTCCGCCTTTAATAAAAGCGGCGCAATATCCGAAAGCAGAAGAAGATCCGTTATGTGATTTTCCAATTTTAAATACTTCTGTTGCTGCGTAAGTATTCCAAGTGGCGCTTGGAGTAAATGAATTACTAATTTGTGATCCATTTGAAAGAACAATGATAACGTCTCCGTTAGAGGCTCCTGTAAATACTGCGTGGCTCCATAAGTCATTCAATGAAGATATTGCAGATCCAGTAATTAAAGCTCCAGCAGAACTTAATCTTACCGCTCTAATTTCTGAAGTGGCAGTAGCTATTGAAGAATTATTAACCGTCACTTCGCTTGTTGTGCCAATTCCATAAGAAACAACTCCAGTCCAAGTTCCTACTGAGTCAATAATTTGACCATATGTTGCTGCTCCAACTGTATCTATATCTATTTCTAAGCTAGAGAATACGCCAGATATATTACTGAATGTTAAAGAATCCCATCTTGGATTTCCAGAAGCGATTGTATTAGCTGGAAATTGATAAGGAATTCCACTTAAAACCGTTTGTCCTTGAGTTGGCGATCCCGATATTCTTTCTTCGATTGCGTGAACGTCAACGATTGCAGACTTCAATAAGAATTCTCCTGTAACAGTAATTACAGAACCATATCCAGCATTATTATAGCCAGATATATTAAGCTTCTTCACTTGAGTTTGGCGTCTTGCTCTAATTTGTTCAAGCGTACCTGTGAATCCTCCATCTGCACCTGTCAAAGCGTTCAAGTCTGAAACAGCGTAATTTCCAGATGGAATGTGAACATAGATTCCAGAATCCAAACCGTCTTTAAACTCGCCATCAACTTTGATTGTCGAAGCATTAGCATCAACCTCCAAGATACGCCCGAATGTTCTCGCAACGTTTCTAATCTCGTCGCTTACGGTGAACAAGTCGCCGGGCTGAAGATAAGCCGCTTCCAAGCCTCCAACAAAGCTAACCGTATCAACCTCAAATATAGAGGTGCTAATGACGTATCTGCCAATTCTCTTTGCTTCTGATCTAGAAGTGCAACCAGCGGCGTTGATTTTAAATGGATTTAAACCATATTTTCTGATACCATCAGTATCTTCAATGTATTCGATTTTTGTTTTGTAAGAATCGTATCTATCGTTATAAGTCACTTCAACAGAAGTGTAACGCATATTTCTTGCTGTTTCTGTATAGTTAAATACTCCGTCCTTAACAGACGAGTTGCTGAAATTCATTAACTGTTCTTTTGGTCTATCAACAAAGAATGAGAATCCTTCTGTGTTCCAAAATACAATCCCTTTAAAGATTGCGGCAATATCTTTTAGAATATTATAAGCTTGATCTTTGTTATAGAAGATGATATTACAAGTATATCTCGGTTCCAATCCACCTTGACCATCTGGCACACCTTTAAATCTTCCATCATCATCAACAGCATCGCAGTAACGACCAATATCGTAAAGGTTCCACTTATCAACAGAAGACGAATCAATATAATTACCTAAACCATAATTAGGATCAGTAATGATGTCATATAAAACCCAAGCAGGATTATCTGTCCAACCAATCTTAAATGTTCCGTCCCAATTACCATAGTAAATTTTATTGCTATCGTAGAAATTAGAATCACAAAACTGACTTAATTTAGAATCAGCGTCATTAATCATGCAGAATTTTCCGCCGCCAGTGTCTTCCGATAATTCTCTTAACGTTCTCGTTCCACTGAAATTTTGATCGCTATGTAAATAATAAAAGTTAATGCAGTTTTCTCTTGCGTGAGATAATAAAGTATCATACGTTTCAGGAGACATTACTTCTGGAACTGTTCCAGAAAAATAAACTACTTTTCTTACTGTATTTGTCCAAAGATGTTTTGTAACATTAGCTTCAGAAGCTTTTCCTACTTGATCGCTAATACTGAACTGACTCTTTCTTAAAAAGAAATTTGCGATAACGGTTTCCGCAATATTTTCGCTAGCAACTGTAATTTTTTTAGAAAAATCTAAAGCATCATAAAGCTTCTTATATAAATTGGTTTGATTAGCTCCTGTAGAATCTGGTGTTTCAACTTCTGTAAAGGTTTCGTCTCCGCCATAAGCTCCAAAATATGATACCGAATCTCCTGTTGATTCGTTGATTACATAAGAACCACTCGCTTTTGTTTCCCAAATAGAAAATCTTACATACTTGTAGCCAGAAATGATTTTTGCGATCATATCTTTCAAGTTTCTACTTAAAAGAGAACGTGTAGCAAAATCCATATTTTGATCTACCATAAAGATAACATCTAAATCATTTGGATTTCCATCATAATCTGGATTAGCGTAAACATAACGACGGTCCAAACCGTTACCGCCTAAAGGATAGTAATTAGAAGGAATCTTTACTTTCTTCATCTTTACATCATATTCTCTTTTAGGAGGACTAGAGAACGTTCTTGAATCAAATTTTAATCCAGCGTGAGCTGTCATTGGATACGAGAAACTTCTATCGACAATCTCAATAACTGACTCTACGCTAAGATCTCTTTTAACTAGTGGGGAAATAGTTTCTGGCGTTATCTTCTCGATAGTTAAATATCTATCTCTGCCATTAAACGAATCAGGCAATACAATTTCTTCATTATCAGCAGCTATAGATACTGATACTGGATCAACTGGTCCATTTGCTCCGCCTTGATTATTAGGTTCGTTTGGGTCGTCTGACATAAATTATTATATTTTATTGCGCTGTTATTGCAAATGTTCTAATGTTATTTGTTGCGTTTCCACCAGTGGCGGTTAAAACCACCATAGCGTTGTCTGGCGAAGTTGCGTTTACATAAATAGAATGACTTCCAACTGCCAGTTTAGATGTAATTTCTGCTGGAATTGTGAAACTAAATACACCATTTGACTGTACCTGAGCCGCTGTAGCTTCTACTTGGTAAGCTGGATATGTCGAAGTTGTTCTAGATACATCTATTTGTGCCACTATTTTAATAGCTGGTGTTATTGTGTTATTGGTTCCGTCCGATAGTAAATATGTCGCAGTACCGCTAATTGTTATTGCCTCACCTTTTACATAGCTTGCGCTAGCTGTACCTGAGCTGTTGTATAAAGCGTTAAATATTTTAGATGTTCCAGCGCCAGTTCCAATTGAACTAGCGGTATAATTTAATCTAACTACTGCTTTAGGAGTGTAATCGACCATCTTGCGTTTAGTTAAAAAATTTATCAACGACAATACGCTAGAATAATTTCTAGGTTTAATTTTTAACGCTTTATCTTCTTGGGATGTTCTTATGATAGGCATTGGTATAATCTTAATCAGCCGAGATATTTTCCGCAGCATTGTTAAAAGTTTTGGTTTCGCTAGTTGGAGTAGTTGATGCGTTCATCGCCACAGTTACTCCGTTGTTTCTATTTGCCAAAGGACTAGAAGAGTTTGTTGTAACGGTAGAAGTTGAAGGTGCTTGAGTATAACTTGTGCTTCCATTTCCAATCATATAAGCCCAAGGGCTTTGAACTAATCCTGAAATTGGAATTCGTTTTGAAGAATAAACAGAGCTTCCTTCTACTCCCCATTTAAAGATCAAATCTAAACTTGATGATTTACTCATACCCATTTCTCCAGCTAGCCCTGCTCCTTTTCCTTGGTCAACTGTATCCATCAAAGACTCTACAATTAAACTTACTTTTAGTTTTTTAACGTCTCTGTTTTTAATTTTATGAATAAATAAATAAGGTTCTTGAGTTTGACTTGGCCAACCTTCTGAATTTATAGCCCATTTTGTAAAGTTTCTTGCTTCTCCTCCGTTTGGATTCGCTCTTATATCTTGTTCAGTAGTTATTGGTCCAAGTAATTTAAAATTAACTGGTTTTGCGATATGAACATTTTTAAAATTAACCAATGGTTTTTGATTTTCGGTGCCAAAATTAATCTCCATCATTACATTTCTGTAATTGTATTCGCCTTTATAATTCATTACGGCATTTCCGTTAAGATATATACCTTTCAACATATCCAAGCCATAAACCTTTTTACCAAACTGATCAACTAGCCCATAAATTGGCCCTTCACAAATCAAATCTACACATTCGTATATAGAAATTGATTTTTTTAAGTTTTGATTAGAAGGAGGTGGGACAAGAGCAGGTACAGGAGGTTTACTGCCTCCAGCTCCTTTTATAAATCTTAATGGATTTAATATTTTCATCTTATTTCTCTTGTTTTATAGCTGGATCATTATAAGATAACGTTGGATCTATTGCTCCTCTTGCAGATGTATTTGCAAGTGTTTCGTTAAATGTTATAGAAATTTTTACTGGCGCTGATTTTAATTCCAAAGCTCCTATTTTTGCAGAGCATTGCCATTGAGAATTATATACAGAAAGTCCTGATTTTGAAGCTTGTGGTCTTTGAGATACAAACCGAACCAACCGATTAGAAGTAGCGGAAGTTTGTTGCGCGTAACTTAATAAATCTTCAAAAACAAAACCATCAGATCCAGTTAGAGCGCCTGCTGTTTTAAAGAATACGGTGCCAACCGAAGAAGATGGAGCGCCAATAGCTGTCCAATTTGTTGTACCAGAAGTAATAATCTTGTATTTTCTTCCGACTTTCATAGCTGACGCTGCAATGGGTAGAGCCTTACTTCTAAACTTCGTTGATTTAGAAACATTCAAATCATTTAAAACAGAATAAAACAATTTATCCTTTGCAATTAATGCGTAAGAAGAATAAGATCCGCCGTCCAATTTTGATTTGCTATACAAACTAATACCATCCGAACCAATACCGTCTTGAAATCTTGCGTACAAGCGGTGATAACCAAGAGTAAGAGTAATTTCTTGAGTTGTCGAATTTAAATCAGTTATTGCTGGAGGCGGAACTAACTGCATACCAAATCCATGATTTCCGTAAAAAGAACTTGCTAGCTGACCATCAATATAAAGATCGGCAGCGTCATCTGAGTCTATTTTAAATGAATATTTATTGACTGGATATATTTTCCCATTTCCTAAAGAAGATGGAACAGTTGCATTTTTAGTAAATGTCATTCCCAATTCTGGCATTATGGCCGCTCCTCCAACTCCAGTTAATCCTAATTCAGCCCATTGTCCAGTATCTCCTATCTTTATGATTTCGTAAGTAATTCCTTGTTGAGCATCATAAGAATTGATAACTTTTGTTTTGTCTATCTCTACATACAAGTAGCCGTAAAATTCCATTGCGTAATTATCTAAAGAATTTCTATCAAGAGTTGAACTTGTTATCGTTCTTAGGTTAGTCATGTTTAATTCTTGATTATAAACGCCTTGAACAGTATATGCTGGGAAATTATCAATTAGCGAATCAAAATCCGTTTTATTTGCTGGAGAAGTGGTTGGCCCTGCGACCTCTAACCAAGCAGAAGCCCAATCGCCCCCTAAAGCTGCTAAATTTGGGATAACTCCAGTATTAGTTTTTAGTGCTTTGAACGTTGACTGAAGAGTTGGTGGTGTTATTTCTGCCCAAAAAGAAGTGTTAACCGCATTATCTACTATTGGAAACGGTTGAGCCTCTCTTAAAGCGTTTGCTGTTGTGGCAACTGTGTAAGTTTCTGTTGAAATTGCGCCAGTTATCACGAACTTAAATGTATCTGTTGTTACTTCTGTAATCGTTCTTGTTCCACTTGGATAAACTGTTCCAGTTAAGCCTTCAATAATAACAACGTTGCCTACGCTTAATCCGTGAGATGAGCTTGTTACTGTTACAGTAGCTAAATTTCTTGATGCGGCGGTGATTTTTTTAGGAGAATATCCTGATTGAGTCGCTACAAAATAACGTGTTAAAATAGCTTTTGGATAATTTGTTACCGTATATGTTTCTGTAGAGGTTCCGCTAACTAAATCATAAGTAAATGTATTTGACGTTGCAGTTGTTTTTATTGTTTTTAATCCGTTAGCGTTTGTAGTTCCAGTTAACCCAGATATATCTACAACGTTTCCAACAGTAAAACCATGATCTGTTTTCGTTGTAATCGTGACGGTTAAAGTTGATCTCGCCGCCGCTGTTATATCACTGGTTTGAAGATATTTTGTAATTTCTTTTCGTACAAATTTATAAGAAGAGTCGAATGTTGGAAAATTTAAATTAGCGAATTCTGTTGGACCCCATGTTACTAAAGTGTTCGTCGGATATTGTACAAAATAATTAGCAGCAGTGTTTATTGAGTTTGTCGATTTAGTTTTTAGTTCAAATTTGTTTGGATCATATGATCTATAAGCTAAACCATTTTGAAACGAGAACGCAGTTTCTATTGCGACAGCTCCTTTCTTTGTTGCCGACAACTCTTTCCAATCGTAAACAATATCAGGATTATATGTAGATAAATCAGGATTAGATACAGTTTCTCCGTTTGTTGTGACTACAACTTCAACTGGATCTGTAGCAACTTTTCCCGCTGAACTTGTAATAACATTTATATAAGAATTTAATATATTGATGTTTGAGAAAGTTTCGCTTTCAGAATCATTTGCTGATTGATTAGTAGAGAATCCATCCGCATTTAATCCGTAAGGAGATGGAGCTTCATCTTCTGAAATTAATTCGATATAATCATTGATTGGTTTATCAGCAGGAGTCATTAACTGTTTAATATCTGTGGCTAATGGATAGTGGTTTGTGGCTGCACTAATTTGAGATGAGCCTATTAACAATCTTCCGTATCCAACAGGAACAGCTTGTCCTTGTGATACGTTGCTAGGCTTGTTACCGAAAAGATAAGATTTGCCGCCAGCAGCTACTTCTTGATTAAAGTCTGGTTTGGGCTGAGGGAATAAAAGAGACATAGCTCCTTGAATGGCTAAACTAACGCCTACACTGGCCACAACAGATCCTAAAGCGGTCAACGACCCAACCGCAGCTCCAGCTGTAGCTGCCGCACTTCCAGCTGTTACGGATAATCCCATTGCCCCAGCTAAAGCAGGAGCAGCAGCGCCAGCAGTTATAGCTACAAGGGCTACGCCAGCGGCTAACATCAATATACCTCCTGAATTACCTCCAGCTCCCCAAACAACAGGAACGATGTGCATTTCTTTTGGAGCTTTTTGAACATCTAACTCTTTAGGATTGCTTAATACTTCATCGTCTATAACAATTCTATATAATACTCCTTTGATAGCTAATTTTTTAACAGTATTAGCGAAAGTTTTTTTATTAGCATTAATAGCCGAAAATACTTCTTTTGGAGAACTAATGTTTAATTTAAAACATTCTCCAAATAAATTACGCAACTCTCCATGTAAATATACGTTAGTCATAGTATTTTTTGAGTATCTCTATATACTCTTTGTTTACATGAGGAACCTTTGGAATGATAAGATTAAATTTTTCTGTTTGTTTGCTATAAATTAAATAAGGAATACATGAATTTTCGCAATTAAATCGGTCAAACTTTGATTCTTCTTCTTCTGTCTTTGGATGAGTATGGTAAATCGCAGCAAGCTTTCCGCTTTTGATTTGCTTGATAACTTCTAAAGGATGAATCTCAAATACGTCGTTTTCGTACACAGCGATATTTTTTGCTGGTTCAGTTTTGATTTCTCCGTTTTCAATACGCACGAAACCGCAAACCTCAACACTTGATGTAGCTGCGTGATCAATAATAGATTTCATGTTATTGTTGAGACATACCGTACTCTTCTGTACCGGGGAATCCGCCAAAAGGTAGTCCATCTTGATTTCCAAATCTCAACTTGCAGCCTTTAATACTCTTGGAACACTGATCAGGAATCCAATATTCTTTATTGAAATAAGGATCTTTTGTACTGGTTGATGTATGGTTTTTGGCGCAAACAAACACTTTATGAATCGGCTCCCAATTCGGAACGGCGTTAATATCAGATTTAGTTACTTTGATATTATGATTTTCACGATATACGTAATCGCCAACTTTATAATTGTAGTTACTAATCCATTTATCTTTGTTCACTAATAGACCAAAACTTGATTCATTAATTCCGATATATTTAGAGATTGCGGAATCTGTTCCAAATCTTTGAGAGCTTGTTAAAGTTGAAGCTTCATCTACATCATAATAGTATCTAGAAACAGGAACAGCTGCCCATGATGTAACCGCTGGCGGTTTATAGTAAATAGTTAAAGCTCCACCACCTCCTTGATTATACCATCTAATTAAAACTCTATGATAACCTTCTTTTAAGAAAATAGTTCCTTCTTCTTGTGGAGCAGTTGTATTTTGTGGGCCACTACCATAATCTCCAGCAATTACATCGCCATCAATAAACAATTCAGCAGCATCGTCAGGATCAACTCCAAGAGAATAACTTCCAGCTTGTCCTTTATCTACTTTAAAGTATCCGAGAAATTCGGTGAATACATACGTATCATTAGTTACGGTTACAGAACTAACTACAGATTCGGAAGAAAATGTGGCGGCTGCAATTTTAGAAGTAAACTCAGAAGAACTTACTGGCGAAGCTGGACTTCCAGTAGTTGTATAAACTCTTTTTAAAAGACCAGCTCTAAAATCAGTTGCTACAGAAAGCTTTAAATCATTTTCATCAGCAACAGGCGCACCCATGTAACGACATCCATTTCCTCTGTAATGAAAAGAACAATAACGAGACATTACAATTCTTTTTGGGAAATTTACTCCATCAAGTTCAAGCGGCGAAGCTAACTCAAATTCTACAACAGCTTTGCTTTCGCTAGACCGTCTTAAAATAAAGAATACTTGATCTTCTAAGCCAGCTTTTGGATCTGCGCTACCATAAGGATTAGCTCCAAGAGGTTTAGCCGCTGTTGGCGAAAAGTTTTTATCGTCTAGAAATTTAACAAAAGTACGCTTTCTGATTACTTTTGCGCCAACTAAGTTGCTATATCTTCTGATTAAGTTAGATACGAAAAAATCTTGGTTAGAAACTGCTAATTTCGGTCTTGGAAGCGAGCCATCACCTTTGCTCTCAAATCCAGAGCTTTGAATCGGAAACGGCGCATACTCTTCGCCTTGCCAATAAACAGAACCTTCTATTCCATTAGTGCCGCCATGAATGTAAAGCTTTTCGTCAGGAAAGTTAACGTAATCATAGTAAATGACAAAAAACTCTAACAGCGCGGATGGTTCCAGCGAGAATAGAGCAGTATTGACTTTATGATTAGAATCCCTTGACATTTCCTTTTACCTTTAGATTATATTACACCCATGAGTCAGAAAAACCATATAAAAATAGACTCTTTCAAAATAACTAGAATGTATTTAAACGACATTCCAGAAGTTCTAAAGCTCGCTATATCAGCGCAATCTAAATTTGGAGTTACTTCAACAGTAGCTCCTTCTTTGTTTTTCAGGGAAATTGGCACTATTCTTCAAAAAAATACCATCAGCTCTTTTGTTTTCAGGGACATAAAAGATAGAGTTTTTGCCGCTTTTATAATCGCCCCAATAACAAGCGTATCTGCCGAAATCGTTCATGTATTCGTAGATAGTAGAATAATCCAAACCTCAGAAATGCAACAAGGATTTAAAGACAAGATAGAAGAACTGAAATATAAAGAAATTGCAGCAAAAGTAATGAAAAGTCGTAAAAGATATGCCATTTACGTTAAATTTTTAAATACTTACGGTTTCAATGAAATAGCAGATGATAATGATTCGTATTTAAAACTTATTTATAGAAAAAGCTAAAGTTAATGTAATAATTATAATGATTATGAACAAAATTAAACTATTCATCGTTTCGTTAACTCTAGCTCTTTTGGCTACCAAAGCTCACGCTGGTATCCCATTTTATCTGGAGTCCAAGAATAACACCTCCGCTACTAACTGGAATACCCAAACATATTCCCATGAAGCTCGCGTTGGCGTAGCTTATCCTTGGGTTTATGCCGAAGTTGGCAAAGGTCGTCAATACGTTAATTCCTTTAACAAAGGTCAAAACATGGACACTTTTGAAGTTGGTTCTAAGATCACGATTAAGAAGCTTGATGTTAAGCTCAAGTTTGAAGGCAGCAATGGAAAGCGGTTGAATTCTAAATTACCGCAAAAATTCCTTGACACAGGCGGCGAAGTCCGCATTAGATATAACTTCTAATGAAGTTTGAGCGTCTCGTAAACCTAGCAAAAAATCTAATTATCTATGACGACACTGGAATCCGGTGTCGTCATTTTGCTTTTATACTGCACAAGAATCGTGTCGTTTCCATTGGGAGAAACTCAAACAAGTCTCACCCGATAAACAGAAAGTACGGTTACTTTGAAGGAAGCGGCATCCATGCCGAAGCGTGCGCCGTCATTAAATCTGGCAAGGTCGATCACTCGAAAAATACTTTAGTTACATTTCGTATTGACAGAAACGAAAAAATAGCTATGGGTAAACCTTGCAAACACTGCCAAAAGCTTTTGGGCGATGTAATTTTCAAAGAAATTTATTACTCAAACGAACAAGGCGAATTCACAAAATTTAATGAAAATCTTAATCATCGAAAGCACAAGCAAGAGAAAGCCGCTGTCAAATGAGTTTGACGATACATCAATCGTTCATTGCCGTAACAGCTTGATTCTGGCCGAGGCACTCGGCGCAGACCTATTGGATGGCGAATACAAATTGCCACAAATCTTAGCCAACCAGTACGACGTAATCATTTGCGCGTATGCGTCACCGTATATGCCTCATGTTCCTTACCGCGAGATTCTGACGAAGAATCCAAACGCGAGATACGTTTGGCTCGTTAACGATCATGACATTGAAGACAATCAGCTTCTTCGCTATGGCGTAATCAATCATGGATTAAAGTATGATATGATCTGCAATAATCCTCGTAGCGGTTATCGCCACTGGATTCTCAACAAGAACATTGCGGGCAAAAAGCTGAACGACTTTATCGTTGAGTGGCTCACTGTGAATCTCAATTCTTTGATTATGGATACGCGCAATCCTACAAATCCTGCTGATAAAGACGGTATCATTTACTACGGCACTTACCGCAAGCATCGCCAAGTTTCTTTTGAGAAGTTCTTAACAGAAGGCGTTTCTCTTTCTTGTTCACCAAAGAACGTCAAGAAATTCCAAGCGATCAACTGCAAATGTGCTTATGTTGAAAAGTTATCTTGGAAGAAGAACGAAGAGGATTTACGCAAATATAAATACTCAATCTACATTGAAGATTTGCACACTCACAACAACTATGCGTTCTTGGCTAATCGTTTTTACGAAGCTTTAATGAGCGACGTTGTAATGCTGTTTGACGCTGGATGCGAAAACACAATCAAGAACTGCGGATATAATTTATCTCCAAATGTATTAGTTGACGAAAAAAGATTGTCAAAAGGCTTGACAACTTATGTTTCTTCTCTCAATTACGAGGAAGAGCTAAAGCATCAAAAGCAATTCGTTGCTCAAGCTTTCGCCGAAAAATCTGACGCTATTCAAAAAATTAAAAACTTTTTAAAATGAAATACGAAATCACATTTGCTTTGACTGAAAAGTCGCGCAAGCATCTTAACATTCAGGAGCTTACCCCTTACAAAGCTTCGATCATTTCCACAAATGATCTCGACGATAAAAAGCTTATGCTTCTTATCACACTTTCTGAAGAAGGTCTTCCAATCGAAACTCCAAGAAGATTTGAAATGGAAGTGAAGAACATTGGCTTTGGGCTTGAAAAGTTGCGAGTTCTCGGTTGGCTCGCAACACAAGATTATGTTTGCGACTGCATGATTACACTTCACTCTTTTCAGCAACCTGATTCTGGATGGAAAAGCTAATGAGTAGATATCTTGTAACGAAGACTTGTCCTCTTCTGTGTTTCAATTACAAAGAGAACTCTCAAACTGTTCTTCCTCTTTTCTCTGGAGACATTCTTAATGTTTTCTCTAAGTCAAAAGACTTGTTTGATCAAAGATTAGAGTATTGGGACTTCACAAATAATTGGAGCGCGAAAATCGACCCAGAAACACTATCTGCTCTGGAGGAAATACAATGATGACTTACGAAGAACAAGAAACAATTTTGTTTACAGAATTTTCTAAAGTAAAAAAAGATTTTGAATCTGTTTTGAAAAAGAAAGTTAATCGTAAAAACTTTAAAGAGGCTATTATTGATCTAACTAAGATCGCAGTCAACACTCAATTTGATTCAGAGATTGATGCGGACATTAGAGAAAGACTATCTGGATTTTTCGCTGTTTGCCAGCCTTATCTTGGTGAGGTTATTTGGTCCAAGATAAAAGAGAAAGCTCTTAAGATTAGTATTGATTATGGCGATGATACAATGGTTAGCTGGAATATCCCAGTCGAAACATTTTTCGTAAATCAAAAACAATTTGAATTATCTATTGGGATGTTAGTCAATAGCTTTAAAGATTGCTTCCTTGGCCTTTTCCTATGCCCAGAATTGCGCGAAGCAGTTATACAAGGCGATGAACTAGCGGTTAAAGCTCTTTACTCTTCCTTTTCCAGACCATCTATGGAATCAACAGTTATTAATCTTAAGCTGTTCAAAGAATGTTTCCCTGAATTCTATAATCATATTACCACTAATTTAGATATTATGAAGCTGGAAGACATGAAAGATTTTATTAAAAATAAGAATAAAGAAGTCAAAAAGCCAATTAAAAAACGTAAAGTTAAGTAATGCCATACTTAAATGCGAATATTCCTGTTTTTCATGCTTATTTAAGCAGCGACTTTCTTTATAATCATACTAAAACTGAAAAAGAATATATTTCGTGTGAAGTTTTCGGAGTTACCTCATTAACTCGTCGCTGTCTTACATTTCAAATAATGACAGAGTATGGTTCTAGACATGATAGAGTTCCTATTCATTATCTAACCCTAGATCCTAAACACTCTAACTATCCTTTAGATTGGTTGCAGCTTTGGGATTGTTATTCAAACGTCTTGTCCGTAACGAGATACGAATACCATAAGAACGCATCAGTAGAAGTTCAACTCAAGAATCACGAATGGGTTAAAGGCAAATACTTATTCACGATAGACTGGCACGATAATCCTGATGCTGCGTTTGGCTATTCTGAAATGGCTGGAGGACACAAATGCGGCCATCTTATTTGGGGTCTTCAAGACTCAACAGGTAAAGAATGTAATCAATTATTCTTTCAGCCAAATAATAGAGTTGTTTGGAGAGATGGTGGCGCTTTTATCGCTAAAAAATTAGAGAAACCAGATTGGAAAGTCTTTGATAAAGAGTTCACTTGCGAAGGTAAAGGCAAGTGGTTAGCTTTAGATAACGACGATTACTTCTATCAATTCAAAGAAGCCGATAAAAAAGTGTAATAGTATGATAAGTGAAGAAGGCATTTTTTCTAATTTTATTTATTTTTATTTCCAGCTCGCATGGAAGCGAGATGGTCCATGGCTTCAAGTCTCCGGTATTCAAC